TTCCTCATCTTTGTCGAGTCGATCGATCAAAGATTTCAGATCACCTCGATTTAGGTGATCTCTTATAATGGCTTCGAGGTCATTATAAGTGTAATCTTGAGGATTAACCTTCATTGCATTGTAGAGTGGGAAGTCCTTCTCAAGATGAAGGGACCAATTAACATACGGGTACTGCTCGACGCGTATCCGGTTATACCATTTGTAGACTTCTTCGAAGTCGTCTACGTTTATTCTTTCTCTGGTCAACTCTACAAGACCATCCATATCAATTGTTCTCTGGTCACTCCTAACTTCGACGTTAAGAGGTGTTCCACTGAGGTTATGGAGGGTCACAATCTTTGACTTGATAGATTTATCCGTTACTATCCCTGGTATAGATAGTAAGGTGGGACCTAGCGACAGTCCCCATTCCCGCTCATCGCGAGAATTCCAGATTTCTGGCATATCAAGATCAAAGTCGATAAGTTTATACTCGCCGTGTACTTCATCATCATTATCTCTTCTTAGGAAGAATCTATTCGTTCGAAGCGAATAGGCATCGAGGACTTTAGGTTCGAGCCTAAGTCCCTTTGGCAACTTATGGCCAAATACACGATTGATGATGAACATGTAGTCTAATTGAATATCCCTCTTCACCTCGGCGGTAAGAGGAACTAAAGACTTACTTAGAGCCGTAATTGGTTTGGAAAGTCCTCCTTTCCATTTGGCTCCAAAGAGGAATCTAAGATCATAATCACCCAGTCGAAAGGTGATTGTTTGTATAAGATCTAAGATATCATACTGGAATCTAGCGAAAGAACCTTCCCTGAAATAGCTTCGACGCTTTGACAGGAGACTGATCTTTCCTTCCGGTGTTTCCCCTATTCTATAATTATCTTTGAATACGGGGAAGGCGAGTTTTACAGTTGGAACGTCACAATATGAAGGGTCGCTAGTATCTACTAGCGAGTTCCAACTACTTGGTGATTCAGAAGTTAGGTGATAGTTCCTAAAAAGTCCTTCACAGTAGAAGGCATACTTGTTGGAGATGAATGTATCATCTTCCGAAAGTATGAAGCCGGATTTCGACATCCGACTTCGGTAGATCTTCATGACTTCTGCCACTCGATCAGTAGGACACTGTATCACCACATCATCACCTTTTATCGCAAAACAAAGTCCAAGCTTCAAATCCTTTTCGATGGATTTTACAACAAGGTAGTGTGATAGCGATAAAATAGACTTGGTTCCGGGGTCTGCCATCAAGGCACCCCTATTAGTACGATGTATACCGTCCTTCGAAGTTCGGTATTTGTACCAACGCGACTGCGACAGCAGGGATTTGGTCAATTCGATATACCAATCCTGAATTCCCAGACGCTTCATGACGTCTAGAGTTGTATCGATCAACTCGAAGGGAGCATAGTCTGTGGCAGTTTCCAAGTCTGCACAAATGAAAGAGTTCGAGTACTGGTCATTTTCGAACTGACTAGGTCTCATTCTCTTCCAAAATTGCCATGCATCATCGGTACTAGAAACACCGATTTCTAATTCTGGGATTGCCTCGAAGCATCTCAGAGTTGCATGGGACAATGGCATGGTTAATAGATATAAGATTAGGGAGTTCGGTGTGACGATCCGAGCTTTCCCTTGCTCTATAACCGATGAGAGATTTATATGCCCAGTATCGTAGTCATTTCGATACTGTTCGAGGGCATAGGAAAATAGGTAATGTCCTATTCTTTCGTTTAATAGGTAACCTATTCCTTCACCCCAGTCTTCGCGAACTGAGGTGTTATCGGGAAGGAACGAGATATCCTTCTCAAATTCTCCCGTCTCCCAGTCTACGAGGTGTACACCATGTTGAGATATTTGATAGAGAATATCAACTATCTTATGGTATTTTCCACCTCCAGATCTCGATTCCTCAACACATGATGCTGAGGTCAGACTGAGAATGCCTTGATCGTGGACCTTTAGCCCATCAAGAGCCTCGGCGGCTTTCTTGATAAATCTAAAGTTAAAGTTACTTGTCGAATCAGAGGTAACCTTAATCCATTTAGTAATGGAGTCCTTTACCCACGGGTCATTCGCTAACCCAGTGGATCTGGTCTGTAGGACAACCATAACGTGTTGGAGTTCTTCCCAACCGACGGTGGGCTTCGATACCACCTGTTGAATCCTTGACCAGAATCTAGTCCGCTTGATCCAATGGAACTCAGGTTGCAGTTCCTTTAAAGGACTAGATGATAATACAGATTTCCTTAGACCCTTCACTAAGGACTTGTAGGCCTTTAGATATTGAAAGTAACCCTCTTCTCCGGTTACTACTAGATTTGATATCAAGGCAATCTGTATCCTGTTGATCACCGACTGCTTTTCCCCCGAAAGGAAGAAGCCCGTACAAATGTGATCAACGGCCTCGAGGACCCTCCTAAACTTACAAAAGTTTAGATTATAATTACCGTCGATGGTAATTAAATTTAGAAGAGCTTCTCGAACCTGTGGTTTGAGAAGAGGAAACCACCTAGTATGGTTCCATAATATCTTTTGAACCCTAGGTTTGGTTTGGTACTTAAGCTTCGAAACTTTCGTACCTCCTCGAGGATGTGAGATGCATATATCGTTAGAATCCAGTTTACCAAACATGTAAACTGCGTCAATGGAAGTTTCGATCCTTCCATCTAGATATCTATCGAAGAGATCTTTTATTGAGGTATCCGAGCGAAGGATACCCATTGTTAAGATCTCAGTATTAGGATCAGCATCTCGTACACTACCGTTCCAGGCAACATCACCCTTAAGTAATATTTGCGTAAGGGGTAGTTCACTTAATAGCAT